TGGGTTAGTATTTAGTATTTTTCCAACGTAGTGCTTGCTGTCTGGGTTAAGAGACGCAGTGTAAATTTTAATGCCTGAAAAAGATTCGTCACTTGAAAAGTTAGAACCGGCTGCGGAAGAAAGAACAAGCTTAAACATCCCTTGCTCTGTAGTTCCGTCGTATGATCTTACCTTAGCAGTGTCATCTGATGTAGAAGTTCCTGCATAAAATCCATTATGATCTAAAACTTCGAATCTTGATCCGCTAGGTGTCATAAGCATTGCTCTTATGAGATGTACATCTGACGCTGCATCGACAGAACTGTTGTCAGAAAACACTGGCATACCGTAAGCTTCGTTAGCTGTAGGATCATGCTTTGCAGCAAGAAACTGGACAACGCCGTTAAATCTGCCTTCTCCAGAAACGCTAGATCTTGAAGAAGCAGCTAGTAAAAATCCTGCGTTTTTAACTGTTCCTGCCGTTTGGGTATTTGATATATCTGTGGTGGTACTGTTAGCTCCTGCGCCTAAAACTCTTACATAAGTAAGTGCAGTTCTGTTCTTAAGCCACTCGTTTGCTGCATAAGTTCCAAATTTTTCCGGATCTAGAGATCCAAATTTATTTTCAAAATCTAAAAATGACCCGACTGTAACAGGAACAAAAGCGGGTCCTTTTTGCGCAGTTCCGATAACTCCCGCAGGAACGCCAACAATTTCCGTTGTTCTTTGAGTTAGATCAATTTCACGCTCAAAAAAGCCCGGAGATCTGAAAGTTTGTTCTGCCATCAATTACTCCTAAAAATTCCTATTATAACTATGTTTGTCTTTGCTAAACATCTATTTTAATTATGACTCAATTCTCTCAATTTCTTCAATAATCTCAGAAGAAGCAACAGTTTCTCCGGCCCTCTGATTTCTAGTTCTTATCTTTGAAAATTCTGTTTTTGTTGATTTTGTAAAGGGATTTATTATAGTATTTTGTATAATTTCTCTTGATTCTCCTCTCACTAACTCGTGCTCTTTAATGTTTGTAAGATCTTCAAGAACATGCCTTTTTACAGTTTCTCCCTTTCTTTCAGGTTGATAGTTAATAGATTCAGCATCACCACTATATACTCCAAAACTCAAGTTAGGAGCCGAAACATAGCTTCTTACCATTTTTGGCATACCGGGATGTTTAGGGTTTAATATGTAACCTGGAATAGTCACAGAAAACGTGTGTTTAATAATTCTTTCATCTTCTGTAAAATTATCTAAATTTGTACCAGAATTTGAAAATGGGCCTGAAAAGAAAGCTACTAATTCATAGCCTCCCATTGTCACAATAGGAATTTCTTCTCCCTGCCCAGTAAAATTTACGAGAAGCGTTTCAAGCATTTGATTTGATTGCTGCATATACTGCGTCCAAAAAACAATGTCATAAGTAACAGCAACAAATTCGGGATATGGAACCTGTATTACTTCAAATATATTTGTCCCTAACTGCTCACCTAGACTTACTTTTGCGCCAGCAGAAAATTGTATGTTTGCATTTTCTCTTCTTGTTGAAATTGTATCAGGTTTTACGCCAAAACCCGGAGCTGGTGTATTTGAAAGAAAGTGTCTTTGAGAAGAAACATTATCTTGATGTTTAATACCTTGTTTGTTAATAATGTTTTGATATTTTCTGTCTCTTTCACTTAATCTATATTTAATAACATAATTTTCTTGTTCTCTAAAAGCAATTGCAGTTTTTTTATTTGATTGAGACGGTGAGAAATCAATATTTTGTCGCATAATAGAAATCAAAGGCAAAATTAAAGTGTTTTCTCTATCTCTAATTGGGTTTTTTCTTCTAGTTAGCGCAAATCTTTCACCTGATGCAAAAATAACCGGTACTTTTTGAAGTGTACCTTTGTGTTTAACTTCAAAAGAAAGTTTTTTGTCAAATAGCTCAAAGATGGCTCTATCAATATCTTCAATTCCAATAGAAGGGATGTCAAAATCTTCAGGCGCATTATTGCCGTCAAAATCTTTTATAACTTTTTCACCTTTAATTTGATGTCCCATAATTAATCTCCGCCTTCATCATAAAAAGACGATCCTACACTTCTAGGGTCACCTTTAGGAGAAACTTCTTTTGGACCGGTTATTGGATCTTCTAAAACACCATTTTCTCTTAGTTGTCTAACATCTCCAGTTTCTCCAAGTCTATTTTTATCAAAACCTCTCTGCTGAACAAAAGTCTCCTGAACAGCATCAGCATCTGAGTAAGCTTCTGAGGTTGGTCCAAATATTTTTGCAAGAAATTGACCTTTTCTAGATTGTTTCCCTGTAATTGTAATATAACTCTTATGCTCAATTTGACCAAAAATTGTGTTTGTAGCAGGTCCTTTAATTACTTCAAAAAATGTAGACCCATAAGAGAAAAAATCTCCTTCTAAAACTTCAATACCTTTATCAAGAAGATCTCTTGATTGAACGTAAGCTTCAACTGTGTAGTATTCTTCAGAACCAAATCGGTTTGTTCTAATTTCTTGAGGCTGATATTTAACTAAGCAGTCTATTTCTATTGGGTTTTCGAAAACTTTGTCAGGAGACTCTTCGTACACATCATGAACTTTTGACTTAACTTCTGATATTGGAAAATAGTAAATTTTTTGTCCAACTACATCTTTGACTAATTCTTTTGCGGTGTCATTAATAAAATTAATCTCTCTTGGCGTTATAAAAAATCTTCCCATACGTCACCCCATGAATATTGCTTTGCCAATAGGCATTGGTATATAACGCAACTGTTTGTTCATCTGCTCAGCTCTGGTTGATTGTATTTCTATTAGCTTGTCATAAGTCATTGTATCAAGCATTTCTTTTAACTGTGTCTTGAGATCTTTTTGATCTTCTCTTCCTTGACTAATTAAATCACCACCGTTGAGAGAAACATCACCACCGGGTATTGGAATATTTCCAAACTTAGATCTGATTAATCCTAATTGCTCTTTAGAAAGTGCTAGTGTAAACTGTCTAATCCACTGCTTACCAATTGAATTAATTCTTGAATATGTTAAATTTCCAAAAGGAAGATTAGACATATTTGAAACGCCGTGTATCATTTCATCTTTGTACGATGGATCCATAGGATCAGCATACTGCCTAATTCTAACCCATAACTTCTTGCTATCAGACGTGGGTGTAGGAAATATTCTTAGTTTTGTTCCAGAAACTTCATACGAATAATTTGACCTTCTAACTCTATTTGAAAGATCTAACTGACCAGCGCGAAGAATATCTTCAAAAACAGGTAACACGTAAAATATTGTTTCTGGAGTAAAAGACTCAAAGCTAAACTCGTTATTTAAATAATTGATAGCAGATGTTGTATCAAAAAATCTGTAAGCAGCTTGCGGATTAAAGTGGAACATTTCTACAATCTTAAGCTTTCCTTTTGTATTATCAAACAATGCAGATCCTCCTGCATCTTTAAGCTCTGTGTATAGATCATAATCTTGTCTACCCATTTCAAGCTGAATAGACCCGGATAGGGTGTTATAAGATCCTCCCACTCCTGCTTCCATTGCATAAGGTTCTGCAAATCTTGTTAAATATTCTAAGTTGTCACGAACATATTTTTCTTCAGCACCGGTCATGCTTCCAGTAGCATAACCAAGAAAGTTTACCAATTGTGACTTTGCTTGATACTGATTTAAAATTGAGCTGTACTCTAGAGAAGCTTCTTCCATGTTTCCCCAGACTTGCTTTTTTGTTAATTCAACGCTAAGAATGTCATCACCCAGCTTTCTCTTAACAAAAGTCACCATCTGATCAGCCTCAGTTATGAAGTCTGAGTCTGAATCAAAGATGCCAAATGGTGTGGGTGAAGTCACTTCAGAAAAATTAGCCACAGAAGTCTCCGAACAGAATTGGTCCTAATATATATTCTCGAGAGTTCTGATTGACAAAAATTATCCGACTCCCTCAAAACCATTTGATGCAGTCAAAATTGGAAACTGATCTTTATCAATTGCTGTGTATCCTGCTGCGACACTAAAAGGTAGACTATTGTGTGAAGCTGATAGGAAAATTTTAGTACATTTAACTTCAAGTCGCATTGTCTGCTC